CCGTACTGGTCATAGCCAACATAGTTTGCTGGGCCAATGCCAAAGTCTGTAGTGCGTGGATCAATCGTTCCAACCTTGGACATATCAAAGCCAGCACTGTTGTTTCCACTGCCACTGCTGAACAGGTCAGAGTTACCTAGCAACGCGCCCAGAACAGCCCCAGTCACACCAGCGCCAGTGTTGGTGTTGATACCAGCAAGCAACTTGTCAATCGCGCTTTGTTGCTCACCTTCATCAATTTTTTTCTGTCTGTTTTCAGCCGCAATTTGTGCGGGCGTTTTGTTTGGTGTCAGGTCGTAGCTTGTCTTTCCGCTACCTGCGCCTGTAATTGGCCCAGCATTTACTCGACCACCGCCCAAAGGAATTACTTTGCCTTCTGGGTCAAGAACTTTAACTATGTTGCCATAGTAGTCACTGACAATTTGGTTGCCCTCGTCGTCATAGGTGGTTGTTTTTGCAAGTTCTGTTTTGCCATCAACATCTGTTGAACTAAACGCATTTCCCTCCGCATCATAGGTAACGGTTGAACCATCATCAAATGTCTCAATGTAGGAGCCATCATCAAAGTATTGACGGTTGTCAGTTCCACCTTGCGAAGTTCCACCAGTTGAGCTTCCGTCTGTTACCTCAGTCACATCCAACACATTGCCGTCGGTGTCATAAGTAATGGACGAGCCGTCATCAAAGAACTGCGTTATGGTTCCATCGCCGTTGTCGTTTTCAGCAACAGGGTCAGCAACAGACGCGCTTGATGCTCTTGCGTAAGTGTTTCTAATTGGGCCACTTTGCGAATACAAAGACAGGTCACCAGTCATTGTGGGATCGTCAAACTCACCGTAGTTGTAATCGACATTTTGAAAAGGCTGGACTTCTTCTTCAGTGTCAGAGTAAACAGCGTCGCCATCAGCAAAACTAGGCACTCCGCCTTTTGCCATACCAAACAAACCACCCTTTGCGCCAAAGTCAATTTCCTCGTCGTCAACAGATGCATATTCCGTGTCGTCTTCGTTGGTGTAGTCATCTGGGTTGTAGCCATCGGCGTAGGAAACCAAGTTACCGTCGTAGTCGTAGGTGTTGCCGTACTCATCTTCTTGGGTGAAACCAGTGTGATCTGCTTCAGCAATCAGGTTACCGTCCCAGTCATAAGTGCTACCGTCGTCTGCGGTGTAAACGTAGTCCGAGTGATCCGCCTCGGCAATCAAGTCGCCGTTTGCGTCATAAGTGTTTCCGTAATCGTCGGTGTAGGCAACATCAGTATCGCCACCCTCTTCATATACGGAGCCATCAGCGTACTGAACTAAGTTACCTTCACCGTCATAGACATTACCTTCATCATCAGTAAAGTAGCCGTCAGCTACAGTGGTGTCATCACCAGTATCTATCGCGTCGGTAGAGTCAACAACATCGCCAGTGATGTCCGTGGTCACGGTGCTACCGTCATCGTAAGTCACGGTCGTTGTGCCGTCGCCGTTGTCTACGGTGTCAGTCACTACGGCAGTGTCTGTGCCGCCCATGCCAACATAAACAGGATTGCCTTCTTCGTCCAGTTCGTACCCCGGCATCAAGTTGCCGTCGTCGTCGTATGCAACTCCAGTTACCCCTGTGCCAGTCGTATCAGTACCGCCAGTGGTTGCACCAGCCGCCGCGCCAGCAGTTCCCGCAATACCGCGAGTTCCGCCTGTGCCTGCTGGAGTCTTTGGGCCTGTGCCAGTAGGTGTTTTGGGGCCAGTAGACGTAGGAGTCTTAGGGCCAGTGCTTGTTGGTGTCTTAGGGCCAACAGTAGTCGTCGGTTTTACCACCGAGGTAGGAGTAGTTTTTGTTGTGCCAGTCGTGCCAGTTGTTCCCGTAGTCTTAACCACGGGAGTTTTAACTGGGGAAGTAACGGCAGTAGAACCAGTAGTGCCTGTAGTGCCCGTGGTCTTGAGGCCAGTACCAGAAGTGCCCGTTGTCTTAATACCAGTGCCTGAAGTTCCTGTTCCAATATTGGTGCCAAGAGGATTGGTTTTGCTTGTAAGACCTGTGCCACCACCCATAGTGTCAAGATTTTTGTTTCCAGTAACTTTTAAACCAGTTCCAGAATTTGCAGTGTTAGATGTGTTGCTGGTTTTGTTTCCGCCAGTAAATTTGTCAACGACAGCTTTTGTGCCAACACCTAAGGCGGCACCAGCCAATGCGCTGGTCAGTGTCTTGCCAAGCGAAGAGCCACTTGATGTGGTTTTTGCTGGCGTTGTAACAGGAGTTGTTTTAGCCGCACCAGACCCAGTAGAAGTCAAAGTCTTGGCTGGAGTGGTTGTTTTAGCCGCGCCAGAGCCAGTAGAAGTTAAAGAGGTCGCAGGTTTTGTTGCGCCTGTTGTACTTGTCAACGATGGCAATTTAGAAGACGTAGAAGCGGCAGGCTTTGTAGCGCCAGTTCCTGTTGAGGTAATTGTTTTAGGAGCCGCCGCAGTTGATCCTGCTGGCCTTGCTGATGACCCAGCTTGATTTGTTGGGGTGCCAGCCAAAGTGCTTGTTACGTTGCTTGCAGGGCGACCGCCAAAGCCAGCCGCGCCAGTACCCAAAACGCCTTCAGCGCCTCGACCACCCATAGGTCTAAAGCCTTGGTCTTCCATAGGGCCGTAGCCGCTTGTGCCAGCTAGTTGGCGAACAGCAGAAGTAATTGGGGTCTCACCACGCAGGGCGGCGGCACGGTCACCACCTCTGGTGTCCTGATAACGCTCAAAACGAGGAAGTTGTTTTGTTGATTTGCGCTTTTGCAAAATTGCCATGATTTACCCCGATTTCTTTAAGAGAGAAGTCAACCCTGAAATGTTTGCGAGTGGTGTCAGTTTACTCACATCCACCTTGACGGGGACTGATTTTGTTGCAGGCGACAGCTTGGAAATGTCTACCTTTTTAGGTGCGGCTTTTTGGATTGCAGACAACGCAGAACCTGTCAAAGCCTTTGGAACTGACAAGGCTGGCATCTTCTTGCCAGTCACGGCGCTGTTGATTGCACCCCTTGTTGCGGTGCCAGCAACTTTCTTGGTTGTGTCGCCAATGAGCTTCTTGACCAACGTGCCACCAAGTCCACTTGTGACGTTTGATGTGCCAGAGCCGCTGGTCACCGTATCGGTTCCAGTTACGCCTTGAACAGTGTCAGTGCCTGTACCACCAGTAACAGTGTCAGTGTTTTGCGCCAACGTATTCAAACCGCCAGTTGTGGTGGTTGCTGTTGTATCAGTAGCAGTTGTGTCAGTACCAAGCAAGTTATTTGTTGCTGTGGTTAGACCGCCGACAGGTGTGGTAGACCCAGTGGTGTCTGCGCCAGTAACCGTCACCGTGCCAGTGGTGGTATCGGTGCCAGTGGTTGTTGGAGTGCCGCCCGTTACAACAATGTCGTCATCTTCTTCATCGCCTAGGCCAGTCAAGCTAGTGCCAGTTAAACCAGTGCCAGTTGTGAGCGTACCGTTGACAGTTGTATCAGAAGTTGATGTGTTGTTTGTGGTTGAGTCTGTACCCGCCAAATTAGAGTTGGCAATAGTTGTCAACGCGCCTTTTGTGGTGTCTGTGTTTGTATCGTTTGCGCCGTTGATGTCCGAAATAATATCGTTGACATCCGTACTGCCCCCAAAATTGGTGACGATTTGGTTGTTGTCGTCGCCCGTAAGCGTTGTACTGTTGGTGCTAGAGTCGGTGCCAGTGGTTTGACCGCTCAACGCAGTCTTGTCAACGTAGTCTCCAATCTGGCCCGTAACCACATTGCCCAACTCATTTGCGCCAAGGGTCAATAGGCCAGTGCCAACGTCCTTGTCGTTGATGACATCTCTGGTAATTGATCCAGCGGCCTTACCAGCAAGGTTAGAACCAGTCAAATCAGTAACTTCATTTGCAACCGTAGCACCAAGAAGGCTGGTTCCAATTGTTCCAAAGTCAACATTCTGTCCATGCGCGGCGGAGTTTAATGTTGAGGACGCAACCTGACCAACTATTTTTGAGCCAGTCTCAGCGGCGATCTCGCTACCAACAAAGCCAGTACCCACAGAGATCAAAGAATCTGTCAGGGCTTGACCAAAGTCACCACCATTGGTTGCGGTATTGATTGCAACCTTGCCAGCCAATTGCTGAACTGACGCGCTGGCATCAGGCAACAAAGTCTCGCCAATGGTTGTAAGAATATTATTTGCGCCCTGCGATAGGGTGCTTGCCGCATTTGTCACAGCATCAAAAGCGCCGCTTGCGGCTTCGACAAAACTAGATGTTGTAACAGTGCCTGCGGACGCAGTAGACACAGCCTCAACTACCGTTGCTCCTTCAGCAACCAAAGAAGCGCCAGTTGCGGCGGCTTCGACTGTAGCGCCAGCCTCAATCAAAGTTGTTGCGGCAACAGTTTCTGCGCTTGCAATTGCGGTTACAGCCTCAGTGGCCTCCAGCACAGCCGTACCAACCTCCACGGCCTCCAGTGTTCCAGCCACCTCAAGAGCGCCCACAATGCCAGCCTCTGCGGCAAGATAACTTAGCGCATACGGGGCCGCAATAGCCGCAACAATCAACAGAGGATTCTCTGCGACCGCATCCATGACCTTGCCTGCAACCTCAACAACGGTCTCGACAACGTCACCAACAGCCTCAACGATGCCTTCAACAGCATCAACAATTGCATTAACTATGGCGCTCATTATTTATTTCCCCTCGCTGGGCCAAGCACCAACGTAACTTGCAGTCCGCCATCGGTTGTCTTTTGTGCGCTGTAGCCCATGCCTTCACGCACAGGGTCGCGGGCAATTGCCTTGAACAAACCAAGCAAGCTCAAGTCACTGAATTGAGTCACCACCACATCAAAGCCAACCTTGTAGGCGGCATCTGCAAAAACTCGGCTATTTTGTAAAAAGTTACGGGCACTGTCTGCATTCAAGGCGCGAAAGAAACCATAGCCAGCCTCTTTGCTTTTGTGAACAATGAAAAGCGTATTGCCTTCGCGCATCTTCCACACGTTAGGCATCCGAAACTCAACGGTCAGCATCTCCTTGACCTCTTTGATCGGGCGACCAACTTTGGTGTTCTCAGCGGCTATCTCAATGATCTGCTCACTGGTCAACTGCTGTTGACTGCTGTCTATCATGTTCATGTCAGTTCCTCGAATATTGCGGCGGAATAGATATTCCCCATACCAGCCGCGAGACTAAGAATCAAACCATCTGGCTTGGAAACTGATTCCGAAAGGAATACCAAATCGGTTTCTGTTCTGTTCTCAATCGCAGGCACATACCCAGATTTTAAATCGTCTAGCAATAAAAGTGTTTCCAATAGGCCACTGGAACCCATCGTGTGCCCAATTTTTTGTTTATACGAGGTAGCAACAAACTGGTCTAATGAGTTTAGAAGGGCAGTCTTTTCAGCTTTATTGTTTGACTCAGTGCCCGTGCCGTGAGTCTTGACGATGCCTATTTCGTCCGCTAAGACGCTGGAATAGTGCATAGCGCCCATGATTGCCTTGAAGAAGCCATCACCATCCTCTAGCTGTCCAATCGCGTTTGTAGAGGCTTCTGACGCGCTGTAGGCACCAACCAGACGGGCGTGAGGGGTTGCATCGAGCTTACCCACGGCGTAGTCAGACTCAAATACCGCCAGCGCGGCTCCTTGGCCTATTCTGAAGCCAAAGTTCTTGCTGTCAAAAGCAGAGGGCTGAATGCCTGTCTCTTCCTGCTTCTGGGTCAAAACGGCCTTGGCCTCGCCAAAAAACTCCAACACGGCATTGGTGATCCCATCCTCGACGGTCAGGACGATGACCCTATCAAAGTGATAGTGGTTGATCAGGTTCTGCACATCCATCATCACCTTGAGGCTGGAAGCGCAGGCCGAGGAATCGGTCGTCACCATGTCCATCTTGCCAAAGGCTTGGGCAGTCCGCCCTGCATAGACCTGCGTCAGGGTGAATGGCAAGAACTTGTAGACGTAGTTCAGGCTGTTGTTTGGGTAGGGCCGCTGGTTGATACCAGCAAAGTGGGCATTGCCAGCCGCCAAAATGAATGCAGTCTTGCCTACCTGATTCTCACGCAAGTAGGTCAGCAACTCAGGGTCAAGAACCTTTTCCGCGAGCTTGTGAGGGACGTAGAACATTCCGCTCTTGGCGCGGGCGTAGGTATCAGGGAACCAGTGAACCTTCTGAGGGTAGACAATGTCGTCAAACAAGTTGATCGTGGTTGTGGAGGCCGTCCGATAGTGGGTAAGGTAGATCACTTGATCTGCTCCTTGATCTTCTCAATGGACTCAGGCTCTATGGTCTTGTGGGCCATAAGCAGGTCGTGACACTCTTGCACGGTGGTTGGGTGCCATTCTTTGCTGGTCTCGTCGTCTACGCCGTAGATTTCGCAGAAGTACATTAGCATCACCAAACCATCCAAGCTGTCAATGTTCAATTCAGCCATTGCGTCCTCCATAGCCTCGGCGGGCTTGAAAGACATATGGACGGGCTTTGCCACCCTTGCCACGACGTTGAAGATTTCAATAAAGTCAATCATTCGTATGGTTGCTCTGTTGGTTGGTTTATAGCGCCGACGATGGCCTGCGCCCAGTCCTGCCAATTCTCAAAGATGTAGGGGCCGGGGATGCCCTCGTTTGTAAAAACATCAATCGCCTTCAACCCCGCCGCCCACTGCTTCCAATCCTCTTCTGGAGTATTCATTGATAGCTGTTGCGACGCATACGCCTCGCACATAAGACTCGTCCACGAGTTCCATGTGTGATACCGAGGGTCGTATACAAGCGCAAGAAGTGCCATGTTAAGTTCCGTAAGGTCTGACATCGCCAAGCGTTACGCTCAACAACACCCTACCCATTTGATAATTTCCACCACTTACGTTACTTCTAAAACGCAAACGAATTTCACGCCTTTGCTGGCGCATATCAATTTTGCCCGTATCTGGGGAAAACACATAAGGATCAGACGCTACGTCTGCTGACTGCGCGTAGGGGCGACCAATCACTTGAAAAGTCATCTCGCCTTCTTGGATAAAATCAGGCTCAACACGCTCTAAATTGACCCAAAAGTTTTCGCCCACTGGTGCGGGTTGGGAAGGCCCGCCAGCTACAAAACCCAAATCACTTGTTTCAAAGTAACTTTCAATAGCGTCTGTGGTTTCATCAATAACTTGGTCAGTTCCAATTTCATGTTGCCACAAAATTATTTGATTAGCCACGGTATCAAAGTTTGCGGTTTCAATTATTGTTGCCGTTGCGTTTGCAGACAAAGTCAAACTCAAACCAGAAAACGACATTGTTCCTGATACAGCACTGCTGTTGACCACAGACAAAGTGATGGTCGTTCCCGCAATAATGGTCACAACAGCGCCCACGCCAATACCAGTTCCTGCAACGGATTGATTTAAAACTATGCCTGTTGCACTATTTACCACAATAGTGCTTGCCCCAGAAGTGCCAGTTGCTGTTGGTGATGCCGCATTAGGCGTAATCAAACTGACCAATGCCCCAGAAGGTACGCTTGTAGATACAACTTGCTGACCCACAGCAACTAAATTGTTTGGGGAAATTGTGATGACAGCACTTGCATTCGTTGTTGAGATTGATGCAGAGAAAATAACCTCCTGCTCACTCAATGTTGCCCCAGCATTGATGGGGTAATGGAACACTTGAGAAAAGTATCCAGCCGTGCGACGAGCGCCTAAAGCCTCGCCTGCGTCATACCAACAATCTTCTCGCACGTTGTAGATGATGCAGTCGTTGCACTCTTCTGAATCGCCAGAAGGAAAGAACCACCAAATTTCACCAAAACGTGGAACTTTGTTGACAAAGACTTTTTGCTGTTGAGCATAGTTCAAGTTGTCAAAAAAGTAGTTTTGATTGAACGTGTTTTTTATTTCCTTAACCACGCCGTTGTACATCAAGAAGCGGTCAACACCAATCCAATAGTAGATGCCGTCATATTCAATGACACACTGGCTGGAGAGAATAGAAGACTGGCTGGAAATGATGTCATAGCGCCAGTAGAAGGTTTGGGGGTTTCCAGCAATCGTTATGGTGGTTGGGGTGTAACTGACGCGAATCAACGAGTCTAACGCCCAGAACAGCCCAGAGGGAGCGTTAGAGCCACCTCGCACTGGCAAACCCTTGACAATCTTTGTGGAGGCCACGTTGGTCTCGTTGGAGTCAGCACCATTCCAATCATATGGGTCTCCAGCAACACAATTCTTGATTAAACCGTTGTCTCCATACACAAAGACGTATGGGTGCAAAACCACTACACCGCCAGCAACTTCAATAATGTCACCTGTTGGGGTTGCTCCATTGGTGTCTGTAAGCGGAGACAAAGTAGTGCCATTGATGTTTCCAGCCAAAACTGGGGTCACCGTTGTTTGGTCAATCTGCGCTAAGTTACGACCAGCGTGAGCCAATAGCAATTGGTTTCCAGAACCCTGAGCATCAAACGTAGAGTCAAACTGCCATAAGTTTAAATCGCTTGCTGTAAAAGTGGTGATTGTGGCAACTTTAATTGAGAATCCAGAACCACTACCACCAAGATTGGTGTTTGATGCGCTCAATGTATTGCCAACAACGTAGTTATTTCCATAACTTGTAAGAGTCACAGAGGTCACAGCACCACCAGATACAACAATGGTAGCTTTTGCACCAGAGCCAGAACCCCCAGTTAACGGTACAGCCGTATAAGTGGCGTTTACATAACCAGAGCCACCAACAAGCGTGTTTAGCGTTAAGGCTCTTCCTGTAAAAGTAAATTGATTAACACCAGAACCAATGCCAAGGTTGTTGATGTTGACAACCTCAAGACCGTTGTTGTACCCGTTAAAAACCGAGTTGACACCATCGACTGAGTTGACATATATGCCGCGAGAGTATCCGTTTGCATTGCTGACAATTGCGCGATAGCCACCAACTTTTCTTGGGCGACCACGTTGAAAGCGTACCCAACGAGCGTCCGTGTAGAAGTTCAGGTCAAACACGGTTCCATCGCGCTGGACGCCCGGCAACGTGTCAATGGTAAAAACTTTTTTGACCATCAGAAAGTCCCGCCAGCAACACCACCCGTAAAGTTACCAGTTCCAACAATAGCTAAACCAGAAGCAGAAACTGTTGAACGCAAAACACCAAGAATAGAAATATTAAACTCACCAGAAGCCGCACGGTACACGCCTGTTGTGGTTTCTGATGAAAAGTTCAATGAAGGCGCTCCAACAGAGCCATTGTTTAAACTAATGTTTGAAGAACCCGCAAGAATTGTATTGGCGTTATACAAATTAACTGAATCACAAACCAATGTGGCTTGAGTTCCTGTCGTTAAAACCGCAGTACCGCCAGAACCCGTTGAAATTGTGACCGTGTATGCACCAGTTGTTGCATTGACAATGTAGTACACCTGCACCGTAGAGGGAACAATGATTGTTACGTTGCCCGTCAATGCGCCCGTGTACTTCTGAATGACGTTAGAAGCCTCTGAAGCAGTTAGGGTGTAGGTTCCAGTCAAAACTGCTTTAGATAATTGGGTAAACGCAAATTGCGTATTTCGACCCAAACCAACTGTGTAAAACTGAGTTCCACTACAAACAACGATGCAAGAGTCTGCGGGTTGCAAAACAATTGACGCAGAACCGTTTACCAAGTTACCGCTAGTTCCAGTTATTGTTAAAGCGCCCGTTCCACTGTTGCGAACAAACATAAACCAATTGTCGGCAAGCGTAGACGCAAGGCTCAAAGTCAAAGTTCCCGCACCACCAGTCCATACATAGGTGCTAGAGCGGTCAGTGGTAAGCGCAGTGTAATTAGAGGAAAAAGTTGTAACAGGCTGGGACTGGTTCAGTGTTTGACCAATTGCCAACAAGCCATACCCAGCAAGAGTGGCGGCATCTTGACCAGAGGAACCAATACCAAAAGCAATGATGCCCCAAACACCTTCTTCAGTACCGTTGTCGGTGATGTAGATGTACTGAGCCTCGCCTACCAACACGGTCACAATCGTGTTAATTCCAGCGTAGTCCATGACCGTGAAGTCTTCTCCACCAATATTGCGAATCAGTGCGTCTTGCCCTACCGAAGCCTGATTTGCAGGAGGCATCCACAACTCAGAAACGCCAGTTGTGGTGACCTCCATAATACGAGCGGCGGCATCATTGGTTGTACTCCCGTTGATGGGCCATTCCAATTGAAGGGTTGTGTTCGCTATTGAAATCTCGCGATACGAAACATCCGTCGGTTGGATGACGTTGCCTGTGAAGGGGGAGTTGAATGACGACATGATTAAGTATCCAATACAGAGGCTTGACGGTCACCAATACGCTGGACATCCTCAGACTTCAAAGTCTGAATGATGAGGTCGTAATTCTGTTGCCACATTGGCATCCGCTCATCGTTCTTGACGTATGGCATAGCTTGCAACAAAGACCCATACAGCAACGCCTGTGGGGCGTAAATGGTAAACCAGTTGGTTTGGTTGGAGGAATCAAGCGGCTGGAGCCGCTCGTAGTACAAAACTTCAAAATCATACGCAACAGCAGGCGAGGGAGCGACTAGCCAATGGGTGTAGTCGTAGTCGCCGTAATAAGCGGGCGCACCAGTCGTTGTTGCGTCTGGGGTGTACTCGCGTAGGTACTCGTACTTACGAAGCAAGACAGGTTGTTTCTCACCATCTACGGTCACGTTCATGGAGACCGTCTTGTGCCAGCGGGCTGGTTTATCAATGATAGGCTGACCAATTGTCATGGTCGAGGTCTGAACCATCAAATTGCCAAGAAACTTGATTTGGCTGGCAATAATCTGCTCTGCCAGCATAATGAACAGCGGAATCTTGGCAAGCGTATCGTCATCAGTACGGTCTAGGTAAGACTGGATATTCTCGACCAAAGAGTCGTAAGTCATTACCGATGCGGTTGCCATATTTACCCCACGTTTCGTTCAAAATGTGGACAATCCACCAGTGATTTAAAGTTGCCACCCCAGCGGTTTTTGGGGTTCAAAGTTTCCCAATAAGCACCCAGCGGCGCGAGGATGCCCTTGTCCCATATTATCTGCCCTTCCTTGAAGAAGTTCAAGTCAATGGCGCACCGCTTGAGGTGAATAGAATTAAGGGTCTTGGAACGGCCTGTCTTAACGTATATGGCCTGCTGTTCAGGGGTTCTGGCTAACTCCCCCCCAGTAACCATAAAACCCTGCTCTGTGGCGTATTGGATGAGTTTGCAGGCATCTAGCAAGAATGCCGCCTGTTCTTGACTGAGGCTCATTCTTTGTCCTTCTTGCGCATCTCCATGACTTTCTCAACGGTGCGGCCACCAAAGTAGGCGGTCATCACCAACATACCCCATTGACCCAACAAGTTGACGTAGGACTCGCTAATCTTGTATCCGCCGCCATCCAGCAATGCAAATATCAAATAAGCGGTCAGGAGGTACACCAGAGTACCGGGGCGCACATTCTTTGACAACCACGAGTCGGACGACATATCAGCCTTCCAACGGTCGCTGACATTGTTTTCTTGGTTGGCTTGAGCCGCTAACAGAACCCTAAGTTCTTCCTGTTCCAAACGGGCTTTTTCAATACCTAACTCAAGCAGACGCTCTTCATGGTCATATTGAAGTTGGCGTAACTTGGCAACTTCAGCGTCAGAAGGGTTGTCTGAAATCTTTACTCCAAGAGCGTTTTCAACAACCTCTTTGCCTTTTGCTTGAATCGCAGAAGACAAAAGGCCCAGACCATTCTGGGCCAGTGTGCCTAGCAGGGATGCAACGATTGGAATCATGTCAATCCTTTCCAGTTACAGTTTTGAGTGATTTGCTCACTGGAACCTTCTCTTCCAAGATGGCAATGTGCATTCGGTTCTCGGCAATCTGGTCTCGGTTGCGTTGAATCTCTTTTTCAAGGTCTTGGCGCAGTTTTTCACGGGCCAGTTCGGCTCCAGTGTTTGAAGCCTGCTTGTTGTCTGATGTGACAACGAGCGAAATTTTGCTGTTGAGGATGGTGACCTCATGCGCCAAGTTGGATAAGGCGCTCATCAAATAGACGACGCAAGAAAAAAGAAGAGGGAGAAGAGCAAACGTAATCTTCTCGATGAGTTGACTTTTGCTTTCCATTGCCTGAATCTTTTCCTCGCTCATTTAAACCCCCAGTAATTTTTTGACAAAATCTGCGGCAACCCCGGGGCCAAGCAACACGGCAAGAATGACTACATACAAGAGGTACTCAATCCTGTTCATGCGCTTGGAACCGTCGTCGAAGCGGGCTTGAATGCCCTCGTACCGTTGAGCGCAGATTGCTTCGTGAACACTCAGACGCTTGTCGGTCTCGGTGGCTAATTCGTGAACCGCTTCCATGCTTCCCCCTTAATTTACGGGTTCAGCAGTCACTTTCTCAACGGGTTGTTGAGCCTGTGCTTGTGCTTCTTTTTGGATGCCCTCAATCAATTGAGCAACTTGAGCATAGGGTTGATTGCCCAAATACTGAAGAATGCCGTTGACCAGTTGTGTTGAAAGAGTCAGTTTTTCCATTGCCATTTTCCTTAAAAATTTCCGCTGTTATGGGTCAGCGGTTCACCCTTCTTCTATTATGCCCAAGGCAGTGGGGGTGTCACTACTGGTGGGTTAATCTGGTTTTGAATTTGTTGTGCTACAGCGGCTTCAGTTGCTGTCTGGTCAACACCGTTAGCCCAAATCCAACCAAGCACTTGATTTTGCGTCAGTTGGGCATAAGGGGTAAACGCGCCCTCGGGTGTAGGCACAGAGCAGGTTGAGTAGATGGAGGCGTTGTAAGTTCCGTCTACGCCAGAGCAAGTCCAGTGAACTGTAAAGACAACATCAGTGTTGCCACCCTCTTGTGGGTAGCAGTCCATTGCGGTCACAGACCAAGTAATCGTAGTCATAGTGAGTCCTTAAAGTTGTGCCATTGGGACATAGTCAGGATTGTGAGGCCAGTCCGAAAAGGTTCTTGGCTCTGTGATGGTCGCTGGCAAATCACGCAAAGCCTGACGGTATGTTGCCCATGCCGTCTTGTCTGCCGTGCTGTCTGCAATCTGCGTCCAATCACAGTCTTTGAGCAATTGATTGCGTTGATTGCGAATCTGAGCCATTGCAGAATTTTTAGCCGCTTGAATTTCATCAGCGGTCAATGACTCAACTTGAGCCATAGACACAAATTCACCGTCGTCATAAGGCGCACATGAAACCAACTTCTGTGTCAGTCGGTCATGGGCTTTGAACAGCGTAACCTTCTTTGCGTTGTTGGCAGTCAAGAATTCATCAGATGGGCCACTCGCGCCAAAGGATGTATCGGGAAACAGTTCACGATAGTCGCCAACTGTAATGGGTGTTGTCAAAATTGCTACTTGCATAATAGTTCCTTAAACGGGGCCGATGTTGGGGAATGCCGCAGTGGGCGGTGTGAATGTTGTGGTGTATCGGGCGTAACCTTTAGTAACACGCAAGTCATCTATGTAGCCGTTAAAATAAGATTGTGCGCCGTCCCAATTACCGCCGCCGATTCGGTTACCTAATTTACCCCAATCAAAATTAACGCTTGATGAAATTGTTGTTGATATAACAGATGAACCATCTCGATACATTGATATATTGGTTCCATTTCTTACCACAGCCAAATGATACCAAGTGTTTAATGAGTTGGTTGGGCCAGATGCAACGAAAGTACCCACATCGTAAAAGGCAAGAAAAAATTTATCGTTATACGACACCGAGTCAGCGTTGCTGTTTGTTATTGCAAGTGCGCCAGCAGAATAACCACCATTGTTGTTTCCAAAAATAAGAGGGTAATTTAATGTTCGGCTTGATATGTAAACCCAACATTCAATCGTCCAATTCCCTGTCGTCATGTTTAAATCTGGGGTTGCAGGGCTACTAAGGTTGTCGCCGTTCCCATCAAAATACAAAGACCCAGTTCCATACTTGTACACGCTTGTAGAAATCTGTGCGTTACCCACAGTTGTCAAATTGTTCATCATGGCGTTGTCAAAGATGCCAGCGTTGCTTGTGTTGAGCAATAAAGTTGTATTTGTTACGGCAGTCAATGGAGCAGTGGGGGGTGTAAATGTAGTTGTGTAAAGGCAAGTCCCTTTAATCAAACGCACATTTGAAAGATAGCCTGTCCAATATTCACCCGTGGTGTAAGCAACTCCACCAACGCCTAAATTAGTATCGCTGTAAGTTCTTGCTGTGGCAGTTGATGAAACTAATACACCGTTTAAAAATAAGTATTGAGTTGAACCACTTCTAGTAAACGCAACATGATTCCAAGTATTTAAAACAACAGAAATGCCTGTAAGAATAAAACCAGCGGCATAAACATACATAGTGCCGCCAGAGTCAGCGGCTAATGCCCATCCATTGCTAGTTCCGTTTGAAGCCCTTGTTTCTATCAGCGAACGGTAGCCGGGGTTTGAGGTGGCGTAATAAAAACACTCAGCAGTAAAATCTCCCGTGCCAAAAGCATAACCCGCATTTGTTGAAAAACTTAATTGGGATGACCCGTCAAAGTACCCTGACCCACCAATCACGCTTGTGGAGTAGGCGGTAGAAGCACCAAATGGGTTGAAGCGTTGAACGCTTGGTGTGCCGCTTGTTGTAATGGTAAGTGGGCTTGCGCTGGTATCAATAAAACGATTGCTTTGGCAAGTTAAAAGGCTTGTGCCTGATATTGCAGTTAATGGTGTTGTGCTAGGCGTAAAATTAGATGTGTAAACTGCTGTGCCTTTAACAACTCGCACATTAGATAAATATCCTTTAAAGTTACAAGACGCACTTCCATTATTACCAAGCCATACACTACCACCAATAGCAAGATTTAATGACGCAGATGATGTTCCAGTTCCATCAGCAACACCATTTACATATAAAGTAAAAGTAGTTCCATTTCTTACAAGCGCAACATGATACCAAGCATTTGATGGATAGGTATTAGTTGATGAAAAAAATGGATCGCCAACAGAATTCCAAAAAATTCCAAATTTATTTGAGTATGCTGTATTTGAATAACGAATATAAAAAGTACCCGTAGACCAAGCAGATGATGGGGCAAACATTGATGGAAAACTTGTTGTTTGAGTATCAGGATTAACCCACATTTCAATAGTGCAGTTTCCAGTTCCCATATCAAGCGCAGAACCTCCTCCATTTGAAATGGCTAAATAACTACTACCATCAATATAATTTGACCAATTAGACCCATAAGGTGAGAAAGAACCTTGGGTTGTAGCGCCACTACGGGTAACAGTAGCGCCAGTTGATGATGAGTCAATAAATGTATTATTCTGTGCGCCATTAGTTCCATCGCCGTGCAAAAGCATAGTGACATAGTTGAACTGAGCGTCTATTGTGCTACCCGATGACGCACCTGCTGTTTTTCCTGCCGCAAACATAGTTCAGTCCTTATGGTGTGTAGTTTTGACCAACAGTAGTTCCGTACCAGTTTGTGCCATCGCTGAAGAAACTAAAGATGTCCATTCTGGATGCGGTGCTTGTAAGGGTTGGGGCAGTGCCGCTAGGCCACTTCACCGTTGTCCATGTCACCGTGTAACCACCTGCACCAGTCTTTAACTTCAACAAGAACGACTTGCCTGCCGTAGCAGTTGGCATTGTGATTGTCGCAGTTCCTGTCAGCGTAATGACTTGGTCAGTACCGTTGGTTACGATGTTCAGCGTGATGGCTGTAGAACTGTTTGCAGTGAATGTCTGTTCTTGGTAGTCGTTCTTGAGAATGAATGTACCGCTAGAGTCTATTCTGACTCGTTCTGTTAAATCAGCACCATTCGCACGAGTGTAGAAAGACAGCGCACTAGCGTAGTTGTCTGAAGTAGCATTTTCTTTAATGCCTTGAATAGTAGCAAGCGTTGCATTGAAAGAACTCATCGTCTGAGTAAATGCAATACCCGCACCAACTCCAGAAGTTTGTGCGCCTGAGTTTCTTATGTTAGCAATGTATTTTGCCGTTGGGCCATCAGAACTATTTGCACCCACAACTGTTAAAACACCTGCCGCAGATGTTGTCCCAACCATCAAATTTCCACTTGCATCCAGAGTCATTGCCTGAGTAAAGGTGATAGCGTTTCCTGCTGTGCCTGATGCGGCTGTGTGCCAAGAGTGAATACTTTGATATTGTGTGTATCTGCTTGCAAAATCAGAAGCAATATATTTTCTTGTCCCTGCTTGGGAGTATGAATTGGCGCCATATTCAGCAAAAGACGAAAGAGAAGACCTTCCTTCTACTGTGGCGTATTGAACTTGAAAACCTGTTGCACTTGTCCAAGCACTCGGAGTAACTCCCAAGCCTAGATTGCCTGATGAACTAATAGTGGCTACTTTTGTAATGCTTCCCGCATTAGGTCGAGTAAACAAACCAAGTGCGCCTGCGTAGTCTCCGTCTGTTGTGTTTTCTTTGTAAACAGAAATACCACCCATTCCCGCAATACTGCCTCCTGTGTTGTATTTGTTTACAAACAGAATTCCAGACGTAGGCGTAAGGTTGTAAGCCTCAGTAGATTGAATACGAATTTGGTTTGGAAGTGCAGGGTCGCCTGCATTTGCCGCGCCAGATACATCAAGCATAGAGGCGGGACTTGTTAGGCCAATTCCAAGTTTGCCTGCGCTTGTGAGGCGCATACCTTCTGTGCTATTTGTACTAAATCCTAACGAGTTAGCCGCTGGCAAGTACATACCATTGGTTGCAACAGTTGAACCACTTGGGATAAATCGTGTTGCAGTAGCAGAACCAGTTGTGGAAAAATTTGTTCCATCAAAAGTAAGCGCAGACCCAGTGGTCAATGCACTTGTACTAGAAGCGTAAACCACACCACCTGATGTGAATGATGTTAAGCCTGTGCCACCGTTGGTTGTTGCCAAAGTTCCAGCCAATGTGACTGCACCTGATGTAGCGGAAGAGGGGGTGAAGCCTGTTGTACCAGCACTGAAAGTCGTGACCGCCACGCCAGACAATGTAGACCACTGGGGTGCAGTACCAGTAGAGGTTAAGAATTGACCCGCTGTACCAATGGCAAGTTTGGACAACACTGAACCAGCCGCATAGTAGGGGACATCACCCGCTGTGAATGATGTCAGACCAGTACCGCCAGAGGTTGTATTTAACGTGCCTGCAAGCGTCACCACGCCTGTTGTAGCCGTAGATGGGGTCAGACCACCCAAAGAAGTTTGGAATGATAAAACTGGCGCAGAGGTGGCGTTTGATGCCAACAACTTCACCGTACCAGCAGAGTTCTTAAAGTACAACTTTTCATCAACTGTATTGAGTGCTAACTCGCCAGCAACAAGATTTCCAGCAGACGGTGTTGCCGCCGCAGTGGTGCTGTAGTAGAGAGATATTGGGGTGTAGCCTGCTTGAGACATTAAAAAGTTCCTCCGAAGATGCCAGTTGTTGCGGTTACCGTTGTCGCGGCTACAGTAGTAAATGCGCCCGTCGTAGGTGTTGTAGCACCAACAGTTCCGTTAATGTTAATCGATGCAGTACCAGTCAAGTTTGTAACCGTACCACTACTTGGTGTACCCAAAGCCCCATTGAACGTCACAAAAGCACCAGCAGAGCCTACGTTGACCGCTAAAGCAGTCGCAACCCCAGTACCCAACCCAGTGATGGAGCCGACCGCTGGAGTCACCGTAGTATTGCCCGCCAAAGTCAATTGACCCTGTGCATTGACCGTAAACGTACCCACTTGAGTTGCAGAGCCATACGAAGCCGCTGTGACAGCCGTATTGGTAATGCTGAACTGCGTACCCGTGAGGGTCAGTCCCGTGCCTGCGGTGTAAGAGCCTACACCAGCAAATTGAACCCAAGTGATGGGAGTCGTACCCAAAGTACCGCCTGCGTTTGAAGTACAAACCCAACCAGTGTCAGCGTATAGGGTTCCTTGCTCGATAAAGGTGAATGCGCCGGGGACTTCCGCCCAAGTGTCCATATCCGTTGCACGAGTCCATGCGCCCGCCGCAACCAAGTAAATTCCATTGTTCTGGCTCAATGTCTGGTCTTTAACCAAGCACCTATCTCCAGCAATCAACGCCACCCCATCAATCGTCTGCGTTCCAGACAACGTAATGTTTGCCGTTGTTGCCGCCACGCAAGATGCTTTTGGGTCTAATCCTTGCGCTACTGAATCAACATACTGCTTGGTAGCCAATTGCAATGCAGACACGGGGTCTTGAGTTACAGCAACAGAAGTCAGACCGCCCAAGGTAAGACTTGATGCGCCCAAGGCAATTGCCGTTGTTCCAACCGTCACAGACGAATTGGTCAGCGATGCGTTAGCGATGTTGGTCAGCGTGTTGCTTGCGCCGCTGATGGTCTTGTTTGTGAGCGTCTGATTTGCGGTCAGGGTAGCAACAGTGTCTGCCCCAACGGTTGCCGCTGTCATGTTGAACGTGCCACCCGTTACTGTTTTGCCAGAAAAAGTCAAAGCCACGGGCAAAGACAATGTGACAGTCGATGTACCCGTTGCGGTTATTTCGTTTGCCGTACCAAGGATGGTAGTCACTGCGCCAATAGAAGCGGCGCTGATAGCCACATCCCCAGCAAAAGTCAGTTGACCTTGCGCGTTGACCGTGAACTGACCCACATTGGTTGAACTGCCGTAAGTACCAGCAACAACGGTCGTGTTGGCAATAGAAATCGTGCCAGTGGTGGTGATTGGCCCACCCGTCAGACCTGTGCCAGTACCAACAGAGGTAACACCTGAACCCGTTGTAATTGCACCCCATACGCCGTTTGCGTAGCCTTCAAAGACGGCAAGGGTGGTGTTGTAGCGCAACATACCATTTACAGCAGAAGATGGGCGCGAACCCGTAGCGCCAATTGGTACGGTGACGCTCTCAAGACCGGGCAACACAGGGTTATCCGCCAAAGAAATTGTTGGATTACCGCTTACCCCAGTTCCGTTTGCAACGCTAATTTGGCTTGCAGTTCCCGTAATGGTCGCAGAAGTGATAGCGCCACCAGTCGAAAGCACCACAAGTCCATTAAAACTGGCATTGGCAAAATTCAACACTTGACCACTCAAAGCGATGGTCGGGTCGCCAGATATGCCAGAACCGTTTGTAATTGACAACCCATTGCCAGAAACAGCGATAGAACGCCCTGTAATGGCTGTAGAAGACGTTTTAACCTGAAACCCAGTACCAGAGTTCACCAAAGACAATAAAGCGCCTGTGGTGCTTATATTGAAGACTCCCTGCGCTCCGCCGTCGGTGGTTACCAAACCATTGGTTGCGCCAACATAGCGACTGTTTGCAAGTTGAGGGGTCTGTGTGACCGTCAAATAGGTGTAGGTCTGAACGGGTGAGCCAGCAAGCGCCGCAGTCGTAGTTTGTACGGTCACCCCATTTTGGACAATCGGAACCGCCTCAGTACCTGTAATAGCACCAGCGGTTGGGAGTTGGAGTATGGTTACTTGTGCGGACATTTAGGTACTCGTATTGTCTGGGGGGTTCGGCGCAATGGTGTCCTTGTTCCCCGTGTTTGTAGGAGTCTGAGTGTTTTGTTCGGTCGAAATCTGGAATTGGCTTGAGCCATCCATTGATTGACTGCCAGTCATCAGATAGTTGTCGCCAGCACCGATAGGCGTGTCAGGACGCGCAAACCGCAGGTTAATACGTTCCGTCTTACGGGCGGCGAGGCGGTAGGGGTCAAACTGATCCCTGCATCCTTGGTCGCAGACTCGTAACCCGGGGAAGTTGGGGTCTGGCCCCAGCGTCACAAAGGCGCGTTTCATCTTGCATCGGTCGCAAACCCCGATGGCAAGGGACGTTAGCCCCGTTGTGTCTAAAAAGATTGGCATTAGGCCGTATACACCGAAATATTCGGTGCCCAGTAAATTGGTGAACGATCCCGCTCTTCAGCTTCAGCATCTGCCAAAAACTTATCCGCCATCTTTTCAAGATAGCCAACACGATCCATTGCAACCTGTGGCAACTCAAGCGCCATGCGGTGGGCAAGCATCATCTGCACAGCCTCATACCAACGCTGGGGAATCTCAAGCTCATCAGTGAGTGATCCAACGTCTTCAATTTGACGCGAGTACCAGCAAACGATCTGCACAAAAGCAGTTGATGGCGTAGGCCACACATAAATCGATGGCTGGGGAATAGTGCGGTCAAACCAATATTGATAAGGTTGGTTTGCTGTAAAGTTCTTGTTTGGCAGGTTGGTGTAGTCGTCGCGGTTCAGTGGAGACATCTGAACCTCAAGCGAGTTGTTCCCAAAGTACAACTCACGCAACGACAGGGTTGTCGTGTTGTAGGCGCGAATGCGGTAAAAAGCGACCGTTTGACCAGCCTCAATGTCAGTCCACACCCAAGTGTTGTTGACCACATCAATGGTGCCAAGATCAACCAAAGTGGCCCAAGTTGTGCCGTCTATTGAGTATTCATAAATGATTGACCACGAGCCAGTCGAAGCAGGCAAGAATCCAATGGAGCCAATATAAATTGGGTTGGATGTGCCGTAATTGACGGAAATGTTGCCATCAGCGGACGTTTGGGTGCAAATCGTCTGTGTATCACCGTCATATACGTTTGCAACGGTTCCGCCAGCAGAACTGGTGTATGCGCCATTGGGGCGCGCCATTGTGCGATACAGCACGTTCCAGAGGTCAATTGTGCCTTTTGGAAGGGTGTAAAGGTAGTTGTCTATCTGTGAACCAAGAACCTTCTTGGTGATTGTCCAAAACTGAATACCTCGGTTTCCAAGATTGGAAAGCAAGAAGTACAGCGATTGTCGGGCTGACAGCACCTGCTCAGAAGTTAACTCTTCGGCGAGCTTTCCACAGCGTCTAGCGCCGTGATCAATCAATGTCTGTACATTGATGACGGTCTGTCCTACGGTTCCAGAAAACGCCATGTTATGTGTCCTTACCAGCCGGGGCAGTCCCACCGCTTCAGCGATGCTTTGGCGCGTGGAGCGTCCCCTTTTGAATGTTCAACCACCCCGCTCATGCGGGCACAAAATGAATCCTTACGGGCACCGCCTTGAGGCTGTGGAGCTTTCAAGTGAGAACCAGTCTCTCTATTGTATTTGTCTCTGCCCTTTTGCGTAAGCCCTGCGCCCTTTTCAACGGATAATTTTTCACCCCGTCCAACAGCAAGACTTGGCCCGCCATCTTTTAATTTGGCGGTTTTTGCTGACTCTCGGAAGGCTTCAGCCGTTGGCGCACCTTTGCTACCCACTCGGCGCATTTTTTCGCCAGAACCTTCAGCGATTCTTTGACGTTTTGCATTGATGTTGTCATATAGACCGCCTCCTTTAAGTTTTTTCCCCTCATCAGCACGAGCAAACTCTTTGCCAACTTTTTGGGGAATACCCACCTTTTTGGCGAACGCAGGGTTATGTGCGACCGCCTCCATCAAACGATGTTGGGAAGGTGATTTGCTTGGCATGATTAACCTAGCGGATTTACATAATGCTTGACCATTTCAAGCACTACAGTGTAAGTATCGCCAGCACTTGCATCCAAAGTGGTGAATGTAATTGCGCCATCCACGCCAGTGCCTGCATTGTTGGTCAATCCGCCAATTTTGCTGTAGTCTTGCGTGTACGAGTTGTTCTGTGGGATCGTTTCAATAACCACAGGCGTAGTTGCCTTCCACTTCAACTGCACTTCCATGCCGTGCGTCAACCCAGTGACTTTTGTAATCGTGACGCGGTCGCAAGCACCGCCAGAACCCGAAGAGGTCAGCGACGCAGGGTTAACCTTGACAACATTGGTCTCACCAGTGCCATCACTGGTGTTTGTAAATTTCATAATTGCAACACGCTCACCATCAAAGAGCGTTTGACTTCCAACTGCATCAGCCATAATTTATCTCCAATTAAAAGCAGGGGCCGAAGCCCCTACCTTGTTTCAGCAATTCAC